TTGATGCCCTCGAATTGATGCGCGCGGGGTTGCGGCGTTGAAAAAAGTTTCAAAAGCGGTCGGGATGATGCTTGCGGGCGCCGTTCCGCCAGATGGAGTGCCTGACTAGCCCCTTGACACTTGCCCGCGAATAGGGCAACAAAACCCTAAAGCCCAGCAGCGCGTCCGTGCCGGGCGACCTCCACACACCCCAAACGCTCAGAGGCCCACCGATGCCTAACCGCTCGGACTACTGGCCCGAGTTCCCTGTCATCCTGGGCTTCGGCTCAACCCATGAAATGCGGGACGCCGGCGACACCGGAACCAAGTCGCGCCTTTGGGAACTGCGCTCGACCAGCAAGGCCGCGTGCAAGGCTTACGACCGCAACGACCCGCCGAAGATCAATCGCGTGGCAGGGTTCAGGCGCACATGACCTACGCCGGCAAGCCCATCAGCACACTCACCGAAGCCGAGCTAGACGACGCCGAGGCGTTCTGCATCGAACACGCCCGCATTGCATCGGAAGTCTACGCCGCCAACATGCGCGCACTTGCTGAGATAGCCGCAGCACGCGAGCGCCAAGCGGCGACGGTTAACTGACCCGCCAAGGAGGAACCGTGAACCCTCCGTATGAGTTCAACCAAGACATAGCCGACGCCATCTGCCTTCGGATAGCTGAAGGCGAAAGCCTCCGGTTCATTTGCGGGCCGAACCGAGACCGCGACGCGCTGCCTGGCCAAAACACGGTTTACAAGTGGCTGAACGAGAACGACGCCTTCGCAAAGCAATATGCGCGCGCGCGGGAAATGCAGGGCGACACTTACGCCGACCGCGCGGTTGACGAGGCCCTGGAAGCGACCGACGCGGCGATTGGCCGTCTCCGCATGGACGCGCTGCGCTGGGCGGCGTCGAAGCTGAACGCCAAGAAGTACGGCGACAAGCTTCAGGTGGGCGGCGATCCGAACGGAGCCCCGGTAGCGTTTTCGTGGCTGCCGCCAGAAGGGTAGTCATCCCCTACGCACCTCGACGCGCGTTCCTGCCGCTGCATCAGCGCACGGAGCGGTTCGGGGTTGTCGTGGCGCACCGCCGGGCCGGCAAGACGGTTGCGGCGATCAACGATCTGATCCGGGCGGTTCTGTCGTGCCCGAACCCGAACCCTCGCGCGGCCTATCTCGCGCCCTACTACGCCCAGGCCAAGGACGTGGTCTGGAACTATCTGAAGCACTACACCGCCTCGATTCCCGGCGTGATGACGAACGAGAGCGAACTTCGCGTTGATCTGCCCAACGGCGGGCGGGTGAGGCTCTACGGCGCGGATAACTACGACCGCTTGCGCGGCATCTACCTCGATGACGTGGTGCTGGACGAATATGCGGACATGGACCCGCGCGCGTGGTCCCAGGTCATCCGCCCGGCTCTGGCGGACCGTGAAGGCCGGGCCTTGTTCATTGGAACGCCGAAGGGCCGCAACGCTTTCTGGAAGCTCTACGACGAAGCACAAGCGGACCCGGAATGGTTCTCGATGCGCCTGAGAGCGAGCGAGACCGGCATCTTGCCCCAGGCGGAATTGGACAAGATGCGCGCGACGATGAGCGAGGACGAGTACGCGCGGGAACTAGAGACCAGTTTCGAGGCCGCCATCGAGGGCGCGTATTACGCCCGCGTCCTGACCGACGCGGAGACCGAGAAGCGGATCGGCAACGTGCCGCATGATCCGGGCATCGAGGTCCACGCGGCCTGGGACCTGGGGATTGGCGACTCGACCGTCATTTGGCTGGCGCAGTTCGTCGGGCGTGAGGTCCGGTTGATTGACTACATTGAGAACAACGGGGTCGCGCTCGATTGGTACGCTCGGGAACTTCGGAACAAGCCTTACACCTATGCGCCGTTGATCCTGCCGCATGACGCGCAGGCGCGGGAGTTGGGGACCGGCAAGTCTCGGGTCGAGATGCTGGAGGGCCTGGGTTTTCGGACGCGCATCGCGCCGAAGCTGAGTGTCGAGGACGGCATCGAGGCGGTTCGGCGGCTGATCCCGCGCACATGGATTGACGAGAAGCGGTGCGAACTGGGGCTTCGGGCGATCCGCGACTACCGCGAGAAGCGGGACGAGAAGCGCCGCCTCGGGATGGGTCCGCTGCACGACTGGACGTCACACGCCGCTGACGCGCTCCGGTATCTGGCGGTTGCGTATGAAGAGCCCCGCGTGAAGCGGGAAGCGGCACGGCGGCCCGTTCACGCGGGCGGCAACACATGGATGGGCAGGTGATCATGGCTTACGACGCCGAAAAGCCCGCCCGCAAAGCCAAGGTGCCACCGGGCTACAAGGACGAGGCCGAGTTCTGCCAGGAGGTCCGCGAGCTATTTCAGAACGGCGTCGATTACGACCGCGAGAACCGCGACCAGGCTGACGAAGACCTCAAGTTCTTGGCCGGCGACCAGTGGGATGACGATGCGGTCAAGGCTCGCGCCGGCAAGCCCCGGCTGACGATCAACGACCTACCGCAGAAGATTGCCCAGGTGGTGGGCGACATGCGGATCAACCGCCCGTCCATCCGCGTGCGCCCTGCTGAAGACGCCGACAAGGACTTGGCCGAGGTCCGCGAGGGGCTGATCCGCGCCATCGAGCGGGATAACGACGCGCAGGGTGTCTACATCGCGGCGGGTGAGAACCAGGTCGGGTGCGGCATCGGCAACTTCCGTGTCGGGCTGAAGTACGCCGACGACACCGGATTCGAGCGCGACATCGAGATCAAGAACATCCCCGACGCCTTCGCGGTGGTGTGGGACCCGTTCGCGGTCGAACGGACGGCGCGTGACGCGGAGTGGTGCTTCGTTGAAGAGGCGATGCCCCGCAAGGCGTTTGAGAAGCGCTGGAAGGACGAGCTGCCTTCGGAGCTAGAGGTCCCCAAGGCCGACGCGAACGGCTGGTACAAGCGCGACGAGGTCCGCGTTGTCGAGTTCTGGCGCATGAAGTCGGAGCCGACGACGTACGCGCGGCTTGCGACCGGCTCGACGGTTGAGGTTGACCAGACCGACCCGCTGATGCCCGCCATGATCGTGCGGACGTCGAAGGGCCAGAAGTTGCGCCCGTTGCCCGCGCCCGTTGCGCTGGACGATGACGGCGAGCCGATGATCCGCAAGGGCGTTCGGAAGTACGCCTGCATGTACCTGATGACGGGCCACGCGATCCTGTCCGGCCCGCACGAGCTACCTATTCCCCGCCTGCCGATCTTTCGGGCGCGCGGTTGGGAGATCAACGTCAGGGCCAAGCGGGTGCGGTTCGGGCTTGTGCGCTTCGCCCGCGACAGCTACCGCCTGCGGAACTACTGGCGCTCGAAGTCGGCGGAAATGCTGGCGCTTGCGGGCAACGGCAAGTGGATTTTGCACGAGAACACCGAGGGCGATCAGGAGGCGTTCCGGGAAGCCTACAAGAACAACGACGACCTGTTGATCTGGTCGGGTCAGGTGTCGCCGGAGTTCGTCGGGCCGCCGACGCTCAACAGCGCGGTGCTGCAAGAGAGCCAGATACTAACCCAGGATATCAAGGACACGACCGGGCTGCACGACGCCTCGCTCGGCATGACGTCCAACGAGACCAGCGGCAAGGCCATCATCGCCCGCCAGCGTGAAGGCGACGTTGCGAGCTATATCTATCACGACAACCTCCAGGCCGCGATTGCCGAGGCCGGGCGGGTCATCAACGCGCTGATCCCGATTGCCTACGACACCGCGCGCACGATCCGCGTGATCGGTGAGGACGAGGCGGTGAAGGTCAAGCGCATCAACGACCCGATGAACCCGGAGAGTATCGACATCAACCGTGGCCGCTATGACGTGGTGGTCGAGACGGGCGCTAGCTACAGCACAAAGCGCGTCGAGGCCGCCGAGAGCATGATGCAATTTATGCAGGCGGTTCCGGGCGCCGCCCAGATGGCGGGCGACCTGATCGCGCGCAACATGGATTGGCCCGGCGCGGACATGATCGCGGAACGACTCAAGAAGGCGCTCCCGCCCGGCATGGCCGAGGAGAAGGACGAAGACCTGTCGCCCGAGGAGATGCAACAGCGTCAGCAGGCGATGCAAGCCCAACAGGCCGATCAACAGCAGCAGCAGGCCATGCAGATGCAGGCCGGGCAACTGGCGCTCGCGGAGAAGGAAGCCCAGGTTCAGAAGACCCAGGCCGAAGCGATCAAGGCCATGCGCGAGGCCGAATCGGTCGGTCAGGAATCCGGCCCCGCCGTCACGCCGCTCGATGAGGCGCTTAAGATGGCGCAGCTACGCAAGGCCCAGGCCGACGCCGTCAAGGCCGAGGTCGAGGCCCAACGGTCACAGGTCGCGCTGCAGGGCGACATCATGGATTTGGAACGCAAGCCGCTTGAGGCGATGACCGCCGAAGTGGACCTTGCCGAACGTCTCAACCCGCCGACGTCTCAAGAGGCAGGCTAATAGACGATTGCCGGGTCGGGACGCTATCAACGTCTAGGCCGGTGCGCTCGCGGTAATCGTCAATCAACCAGATTAGCTGGTCGATGTTTAGCCCGCACGTCATGTCTTCCCGGTATTTGCGCAGCGTCTGCGTGGCGACGATGGCAAGCCCCAAGATGTCCACGGAGCCTTGAGACGGAACCGCTTCGATCAGCGCCTTGTGAACGGCGCGGATAGTGTTGTCTTGCATCCGCGAAGACTAGCCCAACTGAGGGCCTAGGCCAACGCTAAAGCTTCGCGCCGGGGGGTTCGTCCCGCCCCCGGATCACGCGCCTCGGGACTTCGCGAAAGCGCCAATGTCAGAAGCCAACACCGCGCCGGAAGGCGTGACCGAAGATGCGTCCGTTGCCGATCAGGTTACGGAACAAGCCCCCGCTCAGGGTGACGAGCAATTCGGGGACGATGCCCCCGCCGAAACCGCAGAAGGCGCGGGCGAAAAGCCCAAAGCCAAGAAAACGGTTCAAGACCGCATCGACGAACTGACCCGCAAGCAACGGGACGCCGAACGCGAGGCGGAGTTCTGGAGGGCGAAAGCCACCCAGCCGCAAGAGCGCCAGCGCGACCCCGAGCCCCAGGTCGATGAAGACCCGGAACCAAGCCCCTACGCTTACGAGCATGGGGAAAACGACGTGCGCTTTATTCGGGCGCAGGCCGCTTGGGAAGCCCGGCAGGAAGTCACGCGCCAGTTCAGCGAGCGCGCCCAACGTGAGGCCGAAGTGGCCGAACGTCGGCGGTTCAACGAGCGGGCCGAGACCTTCGCCGGTCAGACCCCGGACTTCTATGACGTGGTCGGTCACAACTACGAGCGCGCCGCGTCTGTGATGACGGAAGTCATGCAGCACGCCGCTCGCGCAGCCGATGAAGCGCCGGCCCTGGCGTATCACATGGCGAAACACCCGGCAGAGGCGCGTCGCATCGCGGCACTCAATCCCTACGCCCAAGCCGTTGAGATCGGAAAACTCGCAGCCCGGTTGTCGGCGCCCACGGCGTCACGACCGTCCCCCAAAACCGCCACCGACGCCCCGGAACCACCCCCGCAAGCGCGGGGGACCGGAGGCCGCTTCCAAGTCGCGCCCGATACGGACGACTTCGCGACCTTCGAGAAAACCTACGGCTAGTCGGCGGCTCCTTTCCGTAAGGAACCCCAAAGGTGTCTAACTCCCTCCTTTCCCCCAAGGTCTACGCCAACGTCGGCCTTAAACTCCTGAAGAACAACCTCGTCGCGGCCAAGCTGGTCTCCGGCGAGTACAAGGACATGGTGGTCAAGCCGATCCAGCGGAACGGCCAGGCCAACGGCACGACCGTCTATGTCAAGCGTCCGCCCGAGTTCACGGTTCGTGACGGTGCGGTCGCCTCGGTGCAAGACGTGGTCGAAGGCGAAATCGCCGTGACCATCGACAAGCAGAAGGGTATCGACGTCGAGTTCACCTCGCTTGAGGAGACCTTGACCGTTGACAGCCTCCTGAAGTCGAAGGTGATGGCGTCGGCCATGAGCCGCCTCGCCAACCAGATCGACGGCGACATCCATGCCGTTACCAAGCAGTTCTACTCTTGGGTCGGCACGCCCGGCCAGGCGATCAACAGCTATGCGGACCTGACCAAGGCTCCGCAGCGCCTGGACGAGCAAGCGGTGGAAACCGATGGCCGCGTCGGCTTCATGCACCCCTCGGATGCGTGGGCCATGCTCGGCAGCCTGTCGGGCCTGACCGCTCAGACCAAGGAAGCCACTGACGCGCTGACCCGCGCCAAGCTCCCGGTGCTGGGCAACATCGACTGGTACTCGACCCAGAACGCGGCGACGGTCACGACCGGCACGCGCGACGGGAACGCGGTCATCGACGGCGCCAACCAGGATGTGGCCTACTCGGAAGTCGCCTCGGGCAACTGGACGCAGACGCTGTCGATTGACAACGTCGGCAACGCCAAGACCGTCGCGGCGGGCGAGGTGTTCACGATTGCGGACGTTTACGCGGTCAACCCGATCACCAAGGAGCGCCTGGACTACCTCCAGCAGTTCACGGTGATTACGGGCGGCACCTCGGCGGCGACCGGGACGGGCAACGACCAGAACCTGGACATCACGATCAGCCCGCCGATCATCTCGTCGGGTGCGTTCCAGACGGTTTCTTGCCGGGGCACGTCCTCGACGGCGCCCGACGACAACGCCGCGATCCAGTGGATGGGTTCCGACACCGAGGCCGACACGGACAACACCACGTACAAGTTCGCGACCGTCTTCCGCCCGGAAGCCATCGCGCTTGTGTCCGCGAAGCTGATCATGCCGTATTCGGGCGAGGCGGAGTACGCCACCGACCCCGAAACCGGCCTGACGCTGCGCTACTGGCGTTCGTCCGACTCCACCAACGACACGCACATGCACCGCTTCGACGTGGTGTACGGCGTGAAGAACGTGGACAAGCGTCGCGGCGTCCGCCTCTCCGGCACGGCCTAAGCCTTCTCCCCCAACTTGGGCGGTCCTTAGCGGGGCCGCCCGTATCTTTTGAAAGGACAGTCTCATGACTGCTGAAGTTGTTGGCCGCGCCCCTGCGGACGGCCTCAAGGTGGGTCAAGCCACCTCTCACCTGATCGGCTTTTACGGCACCACGGCAATCAGCCAGCGTGCGGGCGCCGCCCAGGGAACCGCGCTCGTTGGCACCGCCTCTTCGGCGGACGTCACCAGCGACGTCAAGGCCGCGATCATTGAGATCATGAACACCTTGACCAATCTCGGTCTGTGGAAAGGGTCAGCTTAGTACTTGATTTAACTAAGCTTTCCGCTATATTGGCGGTCCCCGGAGGCGCGCTAACGCCGACCGGGGACCTGACCACTCAAACCTTCGCAGAGGTTCAAATGGCTACCCAACGTAAACGCGTTTCAAACGCTGACCGCAAGCCCCTGACGCGCGAGCGCCTTACCGAGCTACTGGCTTACGACCCGGAGACGGGGGAGTTTCGCCGGGTAGGCGCGGCCCGCCCTCAGTCGGCGCACTACATGAACAAGCCGGTTGGCTACATTAAGCCGGGGCCTAAACACGACGGCGGCGGCTATCGGATTGTGACCGTGGACGGCAGGCCCTATCGGGCGCACCGCCTCGCGCGGCTCTACATGACGGGCGAGTGGCCCGCTGAAGACATTGACCACATCAACGGCGAACGGGCCGACAACCGCTGGAGCAACCTCCGCGCCGCGTCCCGTTGGCAGAACATTCACAACATGGGGATGCGCGACCGCAACACGAGCGGGCTGAAAGGCGCAAGCTTCGACAAGAAGCGCAACAAGTGGGTTGCCCAGATCGTGGTCAACGGTCGGCATCATCACCTTGGCCGTTTCGACACGGCACAACAGGCTGCGGACGCTTACGCCGCCGCCGCCGACAGAATGGTGGGTGAGTTTGCTAGAGCCGCGTAAGACCGTTCTCCACGTCGGTTGTGGGCGTGATCCGCTTCCGGCGTGGTTGACGGGCCATGACGAGGTGCGGCTCGACATCGAACCCGGTGTTGAGCCGCATATCGTCGCCTCAATGCTCGACATGGGCGACATCGGGGGGTTCGACGTTCTCTATACCAGCCACGCGCTTGAACACGTCTACCCGCACGAGGTTCCGGTGGCGTTGGGCGAGTTCTACCGGGTGCTGAAGCCCGGCGGTGTGGCGATTGTCGTTGTCCCCAATCTGGACGGCGTGAAGCCCGACGAGGAGGTTCTGTACGACTCCCCGGCGGGTCCGGTGTGCGGCCTTGATATGTATTACGGCATGGCGCGGCTGATCCGCGAAATGCCCTACATGGCGCACCATTGCGGGTTTGTGCCTGACACGCTCGCCAAGGCCATGACGGCGGCGGGCTTTGAGGATGTTTCGGCTACGTCGCTGGAGTTCTGGACGCTGCTAGGCGCGGGGCGAAAGCCTTGAAGCTGGTCATCTGCACCCCGACGATCAAGCGCCCGTTTGACGCCTATCTGGCGGCCCTGGAGGCTGAGGTCCCGCACCTCGACGCGGCGGGGTTTGAACACTACGCGGTCAACGAGGTCGGCTCGGCCTACATCTCACACGCGCGGTCCTCGATGCTGCGCAAGGCGTTGGACGTGCAGCCTGACGTGGTGGTGTTCATTGACCACGACATGTCTTGGGAACCGGGCGAACTGGTCAAGCTGGTGCAGACGCCGGGTGACGTTGTCTGCGGGACCTACCGCTTCAAGACCGAGAAGGTCGAATATATGGGAACCTGGCGCACGGACGCCGAGGGCTACCCGGAACAACGCGAAGACGGCTGCATCCGGGGCGAATGGGTTCCGGCGGGGTTCCTGAAGGTCACGCCGCACGCCGTCAACGAAATGATGAAGGCTTACCCGGAACTGAACTACGGTCCGCTTTATCGCCTCTCGCACGACCTGTTTAACCACGGCGCTTTCGATGGCGTCTGGTACGGCGAGGACTACGCCTTCTCCCGCCGATGGAACGCGCGGGGCGGGGAAATATGGATCAACCCGAGGCTTGAACTGACGCACCACGGCGCGGACGGAACGGCCTATTCGGGAAGCTTTCACACCTACCTACGCCGGCAGCCCGGCGGTGACTTGGCGGAGGCCGCATGACCACGATGCGAGTTATCCTCACGCGGGCCATCCGCATGACGCGCGCCCTGCCCATGGGCGACACGCCCGAGGCGGAGCAAATGGACGCCGCGCTTGAGGACGCCCAGAGTTACTATCTCTATTTCCCGATCCGCAAGCTGACCGACGTGCTGATCACGGCGGACTACACCGCCAAGGAAAACGAGCGGATCACGTGGACCAGCGGTTCGCCCACGGTGACTATCCCCACGACCATCACCGAGGACGGCTCCGACCGGCTTCCGTACAACGGCGCGATTGTCGAGACGACGGGAACCTCGGGCTCCACGCGCAAGATTTACATCTCCGAACTGAAGACGTGGATGACGCTGACCGGCCTGGCGCTGACAAGTGAGCAGCCGTTCGGCCCGACGCATGACGGCGACGTGGCGGCGATGATTGCGGCGCGGATTGCGGGGCCGGTGTTCCAGCGTGCGGCCCCGGATGACGTGATGGCGCTCGCCAATGCCGGACGCACGGCCATCCGGGCGGCGTTCCACCAGAAATATACCCCCACCTTCGACCGGGCGCTCCTGCGGCCTGAAGACCTGAATATGGAGACCTAGATGTCCGACATGACGCGCCCCGGCGCATCCCTGGCGACCGTCACGGCGTCCGATAGCACCGACATCGCCAAGCTCAACGGCAACTATCCGCGCGCCCTTTGGGTTGGCGCGGCGGGCAACATCGCCTTGGTGGCGCCGGACAACACGACCAAGATTCTGGAGGCCGTCCCGGCGGGGACGTTGCTCCCCATCCAGTTCAAGCGGGTCAACAGCACAAGCACGACCGGCCAATCGGCCACGTCGATGATAGCGGTCTACTAATTGCGTCCCCTTGCGCCCACCTCGCCGCAGCGGGACCGGCGCATCCTGGCGGCGGACGCGGCCTATGCGGCGTTCCTGGCGCCGGGCTTTCCGCTCGATGACTACCCCGGCGAGACGTTGCAAATCCGCAATGAGTTGGACCGGACCAACTGGCTGACGCTCAAGGACATATGCGCCGAGGCTATCGCGGCGGGTGTAGGCGACCTGACGATTGACGCGCCGGGTATCCGCACGACGTCGAACAACTTCATCCGCCCGACCTACGCCGAGACCTACGCCCTGATGCAGGGGCTTCGGGCGTGGGCGATGCAAGCGCAGGCCAACTGGTGGCGGCTCAAGGACGAATGTCGGTCGGTCACGACGCGGGCCGAGCTGGAGGCTATCGACATGGGTGCGGGGTGGCCGTGAGGCGGTATCTGGAGCGCGTCCTCGCCGGGTTCTCTCACCTCGTTAACGCCCTGACCGGCGGTGATCCGCGCAACAGCTTCTCCGCCCGCGTGGGCATGGAAGCGCACCACGGCAAGCGGTGGGCGGTACGGGCGGCAAGGCTGATCGACGGGCTTCTCTGGTCCCGTAACCACTGTTCCGAACACGCGCGCGAGGAGGGTCTGATCTGATGGCCGACGCGCTCGTTTACTTCGGCGCCTACAAGCGCACCGGCTTCCCGGAAGCCATTGCGCTGAATTGCATATCCGAGAACGCGCCCACGCTTCCGAGCGCCCCCACGGCGCTGATCGCGCGGCCCGGCCTGGAGGACTTCACCACGGTCGGAACGGCGCCCATCCGGGGGGTGTTTCAGAAGGCGGGCCTGATCGGTGGTGACGCTTTCGTTGTCGCCAATGATACCTGCTACCGGGTGACGTCGGGCGGTGCGGTGACGGCATTGACCGGGACCATTCCGGGCTCGGGCGTGGTCGAAATGGATGGCGGCCTCGACGCCGATTACAACTCGATCATCCGCATTGCGACGGGTTCGGCGCTTTACAAGTACGACAGCAGCGGCGTGTCGGTTGTGGCGGAGACGTTCCCAGATTCCGGCAACGCCGGGGCGACGTCGGTGGCGTTCTTTGGGGGCTATTGGGCCGCGCCGGAAGCGGGCTCGGATGCGCTTTACTACCAAGTCCCCGCCACCTCGACATGGTCCGCGCTTGACTTCGCCTCGGCGGAATATGCGCCCGACCCGCTGGTCGGCGTGCGGGCGTTTGGGGAGCTACTGGCGCTTTTCGGTTCGGCCACGACGGAGTTCTGGCGGCTGACGGGTGACGCCGCGTCGCCACTGGAACCGGCGGGCGGCTTGAAGTTCGACATCGGGTGTCGGGCCATCGCTTCGGCGGTTAACGCGGCGGGGGCGCTCTTTTGGGTTGACGACAATTGCTCGGTAAACGTGAGCGAGGGCGGGCCGCCTTCGGTCATCTCGGATAGCGGGCTTTCGGAGCAAATCCGCAACACGGCGGCGGCGGACCTGTCGGCGTCGTATTTCATCTATGACCAGCACCCGCTCTATGTGCTGCACCTCGGCACAACGGCAACGTGGGTTTATGACCTTTCAACCAAGCGTTGGTCCAACTTCCTTTCGCTCGGTTATGACTACTGGCGGCCCCGCTTTTTCGCCAACCTCGGCGGGACGGTCCTGGCGACGGATCGTCTATCCTCGCAGCTCTACCGACTAGACCCCGACCGACGCACGGACGGCTCGACGGTGTTTCCGCTGGAGTTCATGGCGGTGGTGGACGTGCCCGAGGGGACGGCGGACATCGGCAATGTCGAGCTTGATTGCCTGACGGGCGACGCGCCGCGAAGCGGGCAGGGGAGCGCCCCGCTGATCGGGGTTCGGTGGTCTAGGGACCGTGGCGCGACGTGGAGCGATGCGCGGTATCGGAGCCTGGGCGCAACGGGCCGCAACGCCGAAACGGTGCGTTGGACGGCCTTGGGGCAGGCGCGGGCGCCGTACGGGCTCATGTTGAAGTTTGAGGTGTCGGACCCGGTTGGGCGGCGCTTTTCGGCGGTGCGGGTCAACGTACCGTGACCATTCGCAATTCGATGCTTTTCATGACGAGCGGGCGGGCCACGCCGCTCTTGCTAGGCCAGATCAGAAGCCGCTCACCGCTGCAACCGTTTCAGTCGATGGTCGTCCTCGTGGATGGCGGTTTGGCTACCAAATACTTCCGCGACTGGTGGGCTCGGGCCTTCCCGTTGCGTGATCCTCTCCCGCTTGAACCGATAGCCGACGCCGAAGGGCGCGGAAGTGATCGGTTCTGGGACCTGCTTGATTAGGAGGCGAGATGTCGCTCACCGCACTCATCGGCCCCGCGTTGAGCATCGGGGCTTCGCTTCTGGGCGCGTCGAGCGCCAAGAAAGCCGCCGCAAAGACCGACGCCGCAAACCAGCAGGCGGCGCGTGAGAGCCTTGCCGCACAGCAGGCCAACTTTGACCGCATCGTCGGGCTTAACACGCCTTACATTGAGGGCGGCAACACGGCGCAACAGGCGCTGATGGGGCGGCTTGGCCTCACCCCACGCCCGAACGGTCAAAACCCCTGGACGATGACGCCTCAAGGCCCCGTGAACGCGGGCGGGGGCGGCGCGGCCAAGGTCGAGGGCGGTTTTGCGGGCGGCATCCCCGGCGAACCGACACCGCAACAAGGCGACGGCCAGGATTATCAAGCCTACTTGCAAGCCAACCCCGACGTCGCCGCGTGGGCGCAATCGTCCGTTGGCCAGACGCCCCCGAATTGGGAAGGCGGGGTGATCGACAGCCCGGAGGAGGCGGCGGCCTACCATTATCAGGCGCACGGACAGGGCGAGGGTCGCACGCTCAATACCGCCGCGCCCGACCCGAACGCCGTTCCCGACTACATGAACATGCGCCGCCCGGACGCCCCGGAAGCGCCGACGTATGAGCGTGGGGCAGCGATGCAAGCGCCGAGCTTGCAAGGCTTCATCGACCCCGCCAAGTTCCAGGTCGATCCGGGTTATCAGTTCCGGCTTAGTGAGGGCCTGAAAGCCGTCAACGCGGCCTCGGCGGCGCGGGGCAAGCTTCGGTCCGGGGACGCCGCAATGGCGCTCCAGGCGCGCGGCGAGGGGCTTGCAAACCAGGGCTATGCGGACTGGTACAATCGCCAGCTTCAAGCCTTCGACCGGACGAACCAGCAGTTCCAATACGGCCAAGGCCGGGCGGACAACGTGTTCTCCGAGGACCGGAACTACGGAACGGCCCGATACGTCGATCAGCGCACCTACGGCGACAACCGCTTTGACGCCGACCGCAATTATCAGACCGACCGTTACGACACCGCCAACAATAACCTGTTCAAGCTGACGGACATTGGCCGCATGTCGGCGGGTTCG